TACAGTTATCTAAACTTAAAACGTGTAGGAAACAAAACAAAAAGACAGGTGGTACATGGTTTACGTCTGAGGTAGATGATTATAGTTACTTATCTAAGAGACTATATGATGCAACTACACCTAAGCAACGGCAGATATCTTCTATAATGAGAATGAAAGCAATGCAATCTTATACTACTAAAGAAGATTATGCTAAAGGTTTAGTTAAGAACATGGATAATAAGGTAATTGTATTTGCTAATACTAAAGAACAAGCAGATAGGATAGCACCGCATAGTTATTATTCAGGCAATAGCAATTCTGAAGACAACCTTGAGTTGTTCGCGAATGGCCAGATAGATGCTCTCTCTTGCATTCTCCAGCTTAGTGAGGGTGTTACTATACCTAATCTAAGGCAAGGTATTATAATGCATGCTTATGGCAATGAGAGAAAGTCTGCTCAGAGAATTGGTAGACTATTAAGACTTAACCCAGATGAGACAGCTACTTGTCATATACTTTGCTATAAAGATACTGTAGATGAGAAGTGGGTTAGCAATGCACTTAATGAGTTTGATAGCTCTAAGATTAAATATTATAACCCTTTAAATAAAACCTATGAATAAGTTTTCAAACGATAAGTTTCTAGATGATGATTATCAATATCAAGAGTTCCTTGAACATCTTGAAGAAGGTGTTCCTGACTGTATTAATTGTGGGGAAAATACTCTTGTATTTGCTCCTTCCACTCCTGAACATTTACTTTGTTTATCTTGTGGTCACGAGTTTGTTTCAGTAGATAATAAGATTAGATTCAGATGAGAGATAACATACACCTAAAGCTATCTATTAAGGATGGAAAGTTACACTTTCCTGTTAAGGCATACAAGACTAAATATGAAAGGTTTCTAAGGGATGCACCGGAAGGTGCTAGAGTAGAACTGTTCATTAGTATTGCAGATGGTAAGGGTACCAATGCTCAGTTGGCTAGGATTCATGCAATGTGTAGGGAACTAGCCAACGAGATTGGTTATACTTTTGAGGAGATGAAGCTACAAATTAAACGTAAAGCAGGTTTATGCTTTATGCGTAATAAAGTGGAGTATTGTAAATCATTTGCAGACTGTGATGCTAGTGAATTGAATCTAGCAATACAAGCATGCATAGAGATTGGAGACTTTAATGGTATCCAGTTAAGATGATTTCTTATTTAGCTCAGAGTATACTTGGTCATACATATCCTTGTATCTCTCAGCAAATTCTTTTACAGACTCATCATCACTCTCATCTAGTGTAAGAAGCTCTTTAGACATCTCCTCTACTTTTGCATTGACATCATCAGATATTTCTACTTCAGATGATAGTCCCTGCTTAATAGCTTTTGTCTTAAGTTCTTGGATTAATGAGATAATAATGTATAACTGTGATTCAGCAGGAGATAATTGTATATCAGTTTCTCCTCCTGTTAATTTTTTAAATTTTGCAAGCGTCTCAGGTAAAGCTGTCTTATCCTCTAGGAAACCCATCATAGTCATTAGGATAGATTGTAAGCCTGATATATATGTTGTGGATATTTGAATATCCTCAATCACACCTTTGGGATCAAATACAGTTTTTTTATGTGACATATTAAATAGTTATTATGGCGAATATAGATATAAATAAAATAAGAGAAAAGTTTTTAGTAAAGTTATTTCCATCAGGTTGGGATAGGATACTTGAACCATACATAAATGGGAATGAGTTTAAAGGAGCTGTTAATCAGTTAATTGAGCGTAGAGAACAGGGTCATAAGTTTGAACCTGAGTTTAAGAATATCTTCAGAGCATTTGAGGTTTGTCCTTATGATGATCTTAAGGTTATTCTTATAGGACAAGATCCTTATCCACAAGAGGGTGCAGCAGATGGTATATCATTTAGCTGCAGCAGAAAGGATAAGTATGAGAAGTCTTTACAGTATATCTTCAAGGACCTATATGGTAAGTATGAAGGTAAAGATAAAGATCTAGCACGTTGGTCAGCTCAAGGTGTTCTGATGCTTAACACAGCTCTTACTGTACAGGTAGGTAAGATTGGTTCTCATTATGATATATGGGATCCTTTTACAGATTATCTGCTTACAGTATTGAATGCTAATAAAAATGATAGGGTAGCAATACTCTTGGGTAAGAAAGCTGAGAAGTGGGAAGACCATCTAAGCAATCAGCACATATTAAAATGTTCACATCCAGCTTCTGCTGCTTATAGTGGTGGTACTTGGCGTAGTGGAAATATATTTAAACATGCAAATCATTTATTGATTACGCAGAAAGAAAAGAAGATAGAATGGTAGAAGTAAAAATTAATAAAGATTTTAAGAGAGACTTTGATCAGTATAAGAACTATATTAAAACAGTTTATGGTGTAGAAATATTTTATATTAATCAAGATGGAACTACTAACATACCTGACAGGGTAGTACCAGTTGAAGTTAAAGAGGCTGAGACTGTTGAGCACTTATCAATGGAAGCAATAGCTAATATTGTTATAGAATTTATGCATGAGGATAGTCCTCATTTAAGAAAATATAAAGACTTATGTGCTAAGTGGAGGAATCGTGATTACATAGTTTTCAAAAGAATATTTTGTATGTTTGCTAGACAAGCAGGGAACACTGTTACATCAATAGGTAAGTTCTTAGATAATGATCATTCTAGTGTTATTCACCAGCTTAGACAAGCTAATATACATATTGATGCTAGTGATAACTTTTTCATTACTAGATACCAGCTAGTTAAAAATAAGATAGATAATGTGGCAAATATTTCAGAAGATTCTAACCAATAAACTCACACCCAACCAATGCTTAGTTCTTTATGGTATACATAAGAAGATAGCGGTTAATGTTGGAGGTGATGAAGATCTTGATTATTTGCTTAATGAAGAGTTTATCGTAGATGGTAAACTTACAGCTAAGTCTAAGAAGATCATTATAGAAATTGATAACTACTTTGTTAAGTCTAAGAAGAAAACAGATATCCAACTAATGGGTAAGGACTATGCAAACAATATCAAACTTTACAGAGAGATATTCCCTGCAAAGAAGTTACCCAGTGGTAAGCCAGCAAGAAATAATATTAAAATTCTTGGTGAGTCTTTCCGTTGGTTTTTTGAAACGTTTGATCACACATGGGATACAGTCATAAAAGCAACACGTATGTATGTGAACGAGTACAGAGACAATGGTTATCTATACATGCAGACAAGTCAGTACTTTGTCTGTAAACAGGATAAACATAAAGTCAAACACTCTTCACTAGCAGACTATTGTGATATGATTGTTGATGGTGTGAGCACAGAAGACGATCACTTTACAGAAAAGGTAGTATGAAATCAGATAGTAAAAGTGCAGTCATTGCTTTTTGTAATGACTTAATTAGAGAACACAGAGGTGAAGGTGGTATTGAAGAAGGTCTTATTGGATACAAGTATCCTAAAGATATGGCAATCCGCGCAGCTCTTATAACTTGTCAAAGACTGATAGAAGTTACAGGCAAGCCTTTTTACTATCGTGCAATTGATTATTTAAATGGATTAAATGAGTAAGATAGAGAAGGCTTGGGATGGACAGTATACTGCTTTTAACGAAGCACTAAAGTATATGCATAATAGACAACAAGGCAAGGAGAAGTCAGTACTTACACCTTGGCCTAAGTTTAATGATGCAGCTACTGATGGTTTAGAATGGAACACTCTAACAGTTATTGGTGGAAGACCGGGGTCAGGTAAGACTCTAATCAAAGACCAGATTGTAAGAGAATCTTTTGTTTTAAATCCCACGGATGACTTCCGTGTGTTAGAGTTTCAATTCGAGATGGTTGGTAGAACCTCAGCTATTAGAGAGTTTAGTTCCTTAACAGGTAAGACCTATAAAGAACTATGCTCAGCAGGATCTACTTTGACAGCAGATGTATTAAACACTTGTCACCAATATGCTAAGGAACGTGTCAAGTATCCCGTTGATATAATCTCAACACCGATGACAGTAAACCAAATGCGGGAGCAGGTTGACATGTATATGGAAGAACACAAGGGTAAACAAACTATTATCACCCTTGACCATTCCATCCTCGTAAAGAGAGCACCCTACCAGAATAACAGACTTGATATGTTATTTGAATTGGGTGAGTTCTTTACGCAGTGTAAGCGTGACTATCCGTGTTTATTCATCTGTCTGTCTCAGTTGAATCGTAATATTGATAACCCGGATAGAGCTGTTGATGGTAAGTACGGTAACTATATTCTTGAGTCGGATATCTTTGGATCAGATGCAATGCTTCAACATGCAGATACATTGATTGGTATCAATCGTCCTGCTAAACAGAAGATAAGATACTATGGTCCTGATAGATATATAATTGAGAATGATCGTACTCTAGTTCTTCATTTCCTCAAAGCTCGTAATGGTGATGCTCGTATGAGTTTCTTCAAAGCTAAGTTTGAGAATATGGAGATTGAAGAGATGGCTACTCCTGGAACACAAGAAAGAAGATGACAAATGCATTTAGTAAGAAGATTAAAATAAAAAATGATAGGAAAGGTTTATTAGTATTATTCAATAAGAAGACTGATGAGGATGATAAGTTTATAAAAGTTCAAGATGGCCTTGGTGTAAACCTATGGGTTAAAAAGTCTTGGATATATAAACACCATCTACGTAGAGATCAGTATGCTGTTATACTAGACCTGACAGCAGAAGAACAATTCAATGCTCATTATCAAAAAGAAACAAAGAGGTTCTTTGATGTAAGAGCAGGGAGTAGTGGTAATTCAGTAAGTATAAATAAACTAGAACGTGGTAAAATAAATGGTAAGAATATGACACCTGAAGAAAGAAAATATAAAGTAAGAGAGTTACGGATTGAGCACAAAGGTTATTTTGATAGTCTTGATGATAACTTTCTATATATACCTAAGATGGCATACAGACCTAAGGGTAAAGATGATATGCATGTATCCTTTTTTCCAAGTGAATTGGAGAAGGGTAAAGATATCTACACTGAGTTTGTAAGTTATGAGTATGACTCAGAAGATCCAAAGAGAACTTTGTATCTGTTAGAGTATGATCAGGATTGGAAAGACATCTATGAGATAAATGAAAGCAGTTCGGGATATAAGAGACATCTTGTACCTGTATCTAAGCTAAAAATTATCAATGATGTTACCTCTCGTAACAAAGAAATCATTACCTTTGATACTCCTCTAGAGAATCCTGATGATAGTCAAAAGGATTTGTTTAAAGCATTGGGTACAATAGCTAAACAACTAGATAGGATAGCAACAATTTTAGATAAAAAATTAAACTAATGGCACAAAGTGTATTAATTATTGCAGACTCTGGCACTGGCAAGTCCACTGCTATCAGAAATCTCAACCCTGAAGAAACCTTCATTATAAATATTGCTAATAAACCTCTACCGTTTAAAGGTTGGAAGTCTAAGTACACCTTGGTATCTAAGGATAACCCAAAGGGTAACATGACTAATGCCTCTAGCAGTACTGGTATATTAAAAGCAATAAATTATGTGAATGAAAAGATGCCACATATCAAGAACTTAGTTATTGATGACTGGCAGTATATGTCTAGCTTTGAATATTTTGATAGAGCATTAGAGAAAGGTTATGATAAGTTTACTCAGATTGCTGCAAATCTTGCACAGGTTGCTAAGACCCCAAAAGATTTGAGAGATGACTTATATGTTTTCTTTATGACTCATTCAGAAGATTCAACAGATGTTAATGGTCACCGTAGGGTGAAAGCCAAGACTATTGGCAAAATGATAGACAATACTCTCACACTTGAGGGATTGTTCTCTATAGTACTATTTGGAAAGGTAGTAAAGAAAGATGATGGTACTTTGGATTATGGTTTTGAAACTGTGAACAATGGAGAGAATACTTGTAAGTCTCCAATGGGAATGTTTGAAGAGCCTTTTATTCCAAATGACCTTCAGTTAGTTAAGGACAAAATTTATAATTACGAAAATTAAAACTATGTTAAGTACAAAAGATATGTCAGCAGGAGGTGGAAGAATCAGCCCCCTTATGAACCCAGGTAACGTTACATTTAAAGTTAATGATGTAACTCTACAACAGACACCTTATGATAAGGATGCCTATAACATCTATCTACATATAGAAAGCAAGCCAATTGGAGGTGACTTCCAGGGTTTTCTAAGAGATAGAAATAATGAGGCTCTTGGACGTTATGAGGGTCAGGTAGGAAGAGTTAGAGCTAGTCAGTATCCTTTTAAAGATACTACGTTACCTAGTGGAAGAGATATTTCCCGTGATCAGGAGATTCTTAAGACAATGATCTTTCTTGCCTCAGCATTTGGTGTAAGAGAGGAACTTGATATGATTGAGGCAGATACTATTGAAGACTTTGTTTCTTCAGCTGGTCCTATCATATGCACGGGTTCATTTGTTAATGCGTGTTTAGGCTCTAGGGAATGGGAGAACAATGAAGGTTATATCAACAATGATTTGTATCTACCAAGAGTTTCTAAGGATGGTGTTCCAATAGAGCGGGAAGGTGTAGAGAACTCTAGACTATTAACATTTGATCGTGAGACACATGTCCGGCCAGTTGTTAAGAAAGAGTCTAC